TGCTTGGGAGCAGGAGCCTTTTTTACTTTTGTTTCCATAATATAATATAATATAATATAATAATTTAAAAAAGACCCCGCCAAAGCGGGATCTTATTATTGTTAGCTTAAATAAACTTATGATACTGGTGTAGCATAAGAGTACTTAGCACTAGTCACATATTGACCAGCTTGTAATTGAACTGGTATAGCAGGACCGGCAGTACCAGCAGCAGCAGAAATAGCATCATTAATAGCTATTCTAGCAACTACAGTAGCAGCTTTAGATCCTTCAGCAGCCCAAGCAGTAGCAAATTCTACTGTTGTTCTAGCACCTAAAGCAGCAGCAGCAGTATTTATTTGACTTCCAGATAAAACGTATTCAATAACAGCTGTATCAGCGTCAGTCATACTTACATGTGCTATTCCATCAGCAGGAACTAAATCTACATCTCCTGTTGATTTTGCAAAACTTATATATCCCATAATTTCTATATTTTAAAATGTTAATAATTATACAGACTTAAATAACACGAAGTTATTAGCAG